ATTATTAACTTTTAATGAAGACTGTACAGAACCATTAATTTGTTCATCATTACCACTAACTACCATATCAATAGTTCCTTTATTCCTAAGAGTGTTTGGTCCTAAGTTAGTAGCTGAACCACCACCAACTCTATATTTAACGAACAGAGTATTGTTTGATGGAAGAGTTATACCTAAAGATGAGTTATTAATAAAGTTACCTATTTTTTTAACTAATGATTTATCAACATCAAAATCACATAATGCAGAAATATCTTGTTGACCACCACCAAAAATAAGCTTAGTAAATCCTAAATCAGTGTATTCTCTAATGAATCTTTGATTTACAGATTTAAATTTACCTGGAGTTATTCCACTATTATCAGAGGTCTTAGAGAAATCTGGAACAAATATTTTGTCCTCGGCTAATGCATCAACTTCATACCATTGTAAATCTTCATCTAAGAACTGGTCTAAAGTAGGTATCTTAGTGAAATTGGTGCCCTCTAACGTGATTATAGAAGAAATCGATATAACGTTATCATCTGGAAGAATAACCTCTAAGAACGGCTTAGAATCATTCGCTGATATAACTCTCTTAAATATCTTAGTCACACCATTAGTTACTATTTCTCTCTTCGTTAAATCATAACTAATAATGTTATTATTTGCATCTAAGTTTGGAATAATAAGTCTATTAGGAATACCACCTACTGTAAATGGAGAAGAGAAATCTATATCAGCTGGATTTTCAAATACCTTACCAGCACCAGATACTTGACTACCTTGTCTGATAACAGGAGCATATGATACATCAAATGTATCACCTAATACTGGAACAGTAACTGTGAAGTCAACTATAGTTACGGATGGTCTCTTGCCTGGTACATTTAATCCAAAGGTTCTTGCCATTGAAAGCATTGATTTTCTTTCTTGTGCAAAATTGATTTGAGTCTCTTGGAATGTTCTATCGGTATTGAATGATAACATATCACCAACAGCCGCATTTAATTCTACAAGCATCATACCAACAGATGCATCATTAAAGTCATTAAAAATGTCTGGGTAATATTGTTTTGCGAATTCTAATAATTCGGTTCTAATATCAGCAAAGTTTCTAGATGAGTAATTTATTTTTTTTGTTGCCATAATCTTAAATATTAATTATTATAAAGTCTGTTGTTTGAAATACATCATCTGTTACGGTGTAATGTATCTCAACTTGTACAGCATATTCACTTGTTTCACTTTCTTTTACTGAAAGGTCTGTTATTTGTAATTTAGGTAAATATTTTTTTATGGTGTCATTAAGTTCTTGTTTGATTTCACTTTGAGTCCTATTATCGTTAGGTTCAAAGATATATTTCATTAAATCAGTACCAAAGTCTGGTAGATATAACCTCTCACCCTTTCTAGTAAGTAGAAGATGCATTAAGTCTGCTTTAATTGCTGCTTGGTCACCACTATTTAAATCTAAGAAGAATCCCTTATCACTATCTCGAAAGGGAAAATTTATATTTATAAACTTACCATTACCCATTATATTTCCATTTAAATCCACCAGTGGTTTTTCTTTTACCCCTACAAACGTTAGTGATATGACCAATATTAATACCTAAAGTTATTCCAGCTTCTGTAATACTACCCCACTTTTTTATTATTTTACCATCTAAACTAAGTTGTATAACTTTAACTCTCTTTTTCTCTAATGTCTCTTCTGTGAGTTTAACACCCTTTCTATGTGAAGTTTTACCCTTTTTAGATTTACTTAAATTATTTCTCCATTCATCATTAAAAATAATACCTTTATTAGAACCAACCCTACCTTTTGCACTTTCACTCATTTTAATCTTACTTTTTTCCTAATGTTTTTTACCTAATCTATATTTATTACCTTTATTCCTTTTACTTAACCATTCACTAAATTCTTTATCTCGCTTTAATAGACCACCACCACCATTATTACCATTAGTTAAATCAAAACCCCATTGCTTTACTTGAGATATCCAGTATATTTCCCAAAACTTCCATTCATCTTCTGGAACTTCATCCAATATAATCTGTTTTATATTAAAATTATTATCTGAAATCCATTTTGTTCTTTTATTTTTTTTAGGATAATGTTTAGCTTCATATATATATATGATTATTAAACCTATATAATGGTTTTTTTCTAGTTACACCAACATATCTAAGATTATTATCGTAATCAATTAACCCATATATAGTGACGAAGTTAATGTTTATAAATTTTCCGTTTGCCATATTAACACTCTTTATTACATAAATACTATAATAAATATTTTTAAGAACTAAATAGTCCAAATAAAAAAGACCCATAATAATTATGAGTCTTTTTAGTGTTTAGTGTATTGGAGTGTTATACTGTTTCTCTACTGGAATTTGATAGTGCCTTGATGTCAACGTCAACCTCACAAGCCCCGCCTACCATTCCTATACCCCATTAAATGTTGGTGCACCTTAAGTCTTATTATTGCATATTCAGTTTCTGAATTTAATTTTTAAAAATCAACTTATTTACCTACCATAATAATATTATATGGAATATATACATCTCTATATACTTTATACTTAACTCAGCGTATAATTCAACATTTTCAGTAAAAAACGAATTATCAGTAGTAGGGTAATATGTTTCTATATCATCAAATATTGCACACCCTTCTGGTTCAAGTGTTTTTCTAAGTGCTGCACTAACCTCATTTATTTTTCTTAATAGAGTTTGATTCCAATCATTTTGTGTTAATAATTCTTCTATTGGTTTATCTCACCATCCTTGGTAATCCCATTCTTCATTTATCTTAGATTTATCAACTAATTCTTTTAATTTTTTATAATATTCTTTATCATTCATATTTTTAATTATTATCACTTATTAGTTTACATAATTTAATAAAATAATCTTGATTGTAAATCCTTTTCATCATATTAACATCTTTATGTACCCATTGGACATTTCCATCAATGTACCCCTTAGATGAATCTATACGTTCTAGAGATGCTGTAAGGTTATTGACAGATGTTTCTAAATTTAACCCACTTAATATACATTTTTTATTTTGTTTAATATATAATTCATTTAAATGTTGGATATTAATTTTAAAATCGATACTTCTAGCTTCGGCATCTCTAATTAATTTACCAAAAATCTTATTTGGTATATAACCATAACCTTTCCATGCTGGATTATTTTCTTGTTTCATAGAATTACCACATTCTAAACATTGTGTTGATGTTCCTTTAATTAATGAATAACATGAAACGTTTTTAATATTACCACATTGACATTCACATTTAACCTTAGCTTCTTTTTCTACAATAATATTAGAATTAAAAATGGTGTATCTACCGAATTTTTGACCTTCCGTAAATACACCATTATATTTTGACTTTCCCTTTTTACCCATAACACTTTTATAATAAATACTATGAATTCTCGAAAAGTGCTGATTTATCCACATATCACCATATGAGAATTATTCTTTAACTTTAATAGTAGATAAATCTATATCAATTTCACAATTTCCAGAACTACATGCCAATTCTCCACATAAATCGGTATTATCATCTAATTCAATTACTTTTGTTAAGTCTATTCTATGTAATGATTTTGACATTTCTAAATATTTATCCTTTGTTATGTCCTCAAAAGGACTCTGAATATAAGTACCACCATCGTAAGGAAGTACAGAAATACCGTTGAATGTGTGTCTATTGTCCCACATCCATTCACCTACAGCACCCCACTCGTTGATTCTGTAAATAATATCACCATTTTCATTCTTTTTGTCTTCAAATACAACTTTTCCGTCAGTTCCTTTAATTGGATTACCTTCCTCGTCCTTCACAGAGACCTTCTCAGCCTCTTTCTTGATTGAAACGGTTACAGATACATTATGTGTATTTTCACCACTTCTATGACCTCCTTTTACCCATCCACTGTTAAATTGTTTAACCCTATCAAGTAATTGCATTGGAGATTCATGTCTAAAGATAGAACCTTCTGGTGATTTCTGTGGAATTGAGATTACTGCTTGGTCATGTGGTCTAAAATACTCATCTTCGATTAATTCTGGGTGATTTATAGCTAAATACGAGTAAATTGACTCATTTTTACCAACTCTGATTCTTCTAATATAATAATCATTATGTCTAGCGTGAATTCCAGACGATGTTCCTAAAACAAGTGAACTTGTACCAGATGGTTTAACAGTTGTTGTTCTAGCGGCATGGTTTATTCCTAAT